CCTGTCTTTGCATTACGTTTAATAACGTGTTGGTTTATATGTATGATCTTTTTCATTTCTCAACCTCTTGGATTAGGAAAGCTTTGGGATAATTGCTTGCAATATCTTCTATGTCATGGCCCCAGTCTTCATAGATATGAACACCCCTACCATCACAGTCTTGGCACTCCAGTAGTCTGGCAGAAGGCCACGGGCCTTGCTCTCGCATACCCATTTGGCAATCACAATATTCTTTAATGATATAATCTACCATTAGTCTTTACCTTTTTTTGTTCGTCTTTCTTGCGTAGCAAATCAACGGCTTCATCGTAACTCTTGGCTGTACCGTCCATGACAATCTCCAATATAAACAATGGGTTCTACAGTATCGTTAATACTCTACTGTAGAACCCTTGTTTGTTAGTTGATACCAGCAATGGCTTGGCTATGCAAGAATGACACAGCATTTGCATCAGCAAACCTATTTCTGTAACGATCTGCCATGCCTTCGCACCAATCATTCCAGAGTGCTTCACTACCACCAAGTTCCTCGCAGACTTGGATGTAGTTACGTACTTTGCGAAGGTTAGCCTCTGTCACTCTATTGTGTGACAGTTTGAAGGCACCCTCTCGTAGGTCATGCTGTCTCAGGTTGTGACAATCAAGACAACCCACTTTACCAGTGAGGCACTGTAGTAGGAAGCCAGCTTTGACTAGGCCAATACATGGTATTGTCATCAACTCCAACAGAGTTTCTTCTGTGGTGATACCACCATCACGGTAGCGTTCAACAAGGTTGAACAACCACTTCCTATTCTGACGGACATAAAGAATACCTTCCTTCTGTTTAGGCATTAGCTCATCTAGTCCATTCTTGCCACGTTTACGATAGGTCTTCATGACCCTTGGCAATGTAGATAAGTGAGTGCGGATACTGGCAATAACGAATACGGCTACTTGCTCAGTCTGTTTCGGGCCTTGCTTTGCAAAGGTTTCAATAAGGTCTTGGTCACGTTTAAACATTAGTTTAACTCCAGTTAAGTTTCCAAAAAGTTGGGGGATACCGTGAAGTACCCCCCTAGTTTGGAGATCATCATGCTACGTTATGGGCCACACGAACTTTGTTCTTGCGGTTATTCTCTACAATCCACCGTAGCCCACTTTTAGTGGAACGTACAGTTTGGTTAGCACCTCCGTTGAAAACGGAAACACTGTGATAGGGTACGTCAATGCGCCATCCGCTAGTGGTACGGTGGAAACCGTAACCATACTTAGGGGACTTGGCGTTTACACGAAGTGTAAGTTTAGCTGTTTTCATAATGCAATCTCCATTGTGTTAAAGTTAAGTAGTAACCCTACAGTATCGTAAGACTCTACTGTAGGGCTACAACTTATTAAGCTCTCGCTGATGCTGGGAAGTCTTTGGGTAAATTCTCAGCATTGCGAATGACTTTGTAACTACCACTAAGATAGTTGATGCGAATGGGTGCGCCAGTCTTGACTAACTTTTCCCATACGTCTTTGCCTTTCTTGATGGTAGCCCAAGAGCTACCGTCACTGTTGGTCATTACTTCGAATGTCTTCATTTGTTTACCTTTCCGTTAGTTGGTTAATGTAATCTTGTGATACAAGACGGGGATCAATTTGACCACCAAAGAAATATTTATTAATATGTTTGCTGGTAGTCTTACTATAAAACTGTTCAGTTTTAAATGCCCCATCTTGATCCCATCCAGCAACAGGTGTTTCATAGCTGAATAAGACTGCTAGATTATCTTCAAGAACTAGTTCTGACATGTTACTTCCAATTTGTTTTAGTTGCATAGCAACCTCCATTTAGTTGCAGAGATTTCTAGTGAAGGCTCTCTGTAAACCTACCAGCGTCTTAATTTTATAGACGTTTGCTGGCTTAACCATGTTTATACTCATTCGTCTAAAGCACAATGTGCTTTTGAAGTAACCCATGCCACTTCAGAAACACACTGGTTAAGTAACGCCCTTTATAGTATCGTAAGATACTCTACTATAAAGGGCTTACTTACTTAATCTTGAAGGCCACAAGCCTCCTCGTATAAAAAGCGAAGTGATGGTGGGAGTTTAGAATGAAACTCCTCATCAAACTCCGTTATGGTGGCGGTGCCTGTTTGAACCAAGGGAACCTTGGTAAGATCATCAAAATCTTCAGGTACTTCGTACAAAGGAACTACAGTGATTTTGGATTCCATGTTTTTCTCCTTTAAGTTGCGCTGTTGTGTAGTTCGTAAGAACTTCACTACAAAACAGCTTACTTATATTCTTGCCAAAGCCTTGCGGCGTCTTTGACGGCGTTCCAACCTCACCTCCCGTGGGGTCATGGGCGGCTTCGTGACCATCCGTAGCGTTGCAGCGCCTACTATGAAGGTCATGAAACCAATAACTGATATTATTAGAAGAATAATATCGTTAAAGTCTATACCATCTGCTCCTAAAAACATGGTATAAAGTACCATGTTACTTAGAGCAGCACCACAGAACATCAAACTATATGCAACAAATTTCATTTTTAAAAATCTCCAATGTAATCCAAAGCTTTCTTGGGTGATTTGAATTTTTTGGTGATAACCATATCATCACCAAAACAATTTTCCCAGTCTGACATCCAGAGGATGTAGCGACTAGTTTTAGGATCGTGGGTAAACTTCGCACCATCCTCATCCAGACGTTGCATACGAAGCGCATAGTTTAATTTATCTAACCAAACACTTACTATGTAAGTGCCTCCATTTTGATAATCAGGATTTAACATATTAAGCCTCCAAGTTACGGATAACTTCATCTGAAGATAAATCTTCAACGTCCAATGCAAAGATCATATCACCGTTTGCATTACGAACTTCAGCGGTGTTTCCAAGTATGGAAACTTCTACGTTGATGTTGTCTTGCGACAACTCAAAGTTAACTTGGTCAATGTTGGTCATAGCAAAATCTCCAGTTTAAGTTACGTTACTCTGTAGTTCGTAAGAACTCACTACAGAGTAACTAACTTAGTTTCATCAAATCACCTTGTCAAGCCTCATCATGGCTAAAGCCATATCGTCAAAGCATAGCTGCTATGCAGCTTTGACAGTTGACTAGAAAAGCTTTGCTTTTCAAGGGCTTGGTAAGGCTTGGTGAACTACGTAGTAGTTGCAAGAATACCACACTAGACATCCTCTGGATGAATTTACAAGGTTTCCAGTGCCAGGATTGTTAATATTCTATTCTATCTACTCCGTAGTATCAAAGATACTACTACGGAGTAGATGAATAGGGTTGCCTTTGTTCCTCGTTTGTTCTCCCTCCCCAATGCGTTGCGGGGGTACTTAAAAAAAACAGGCGGGCATGTATATATATATATAACACCCTTAGATATTTAGAAAAATATCAGGGTCTATCATCAATAACCATAGTTGTGACATAATTACCACAGCGGCTCTACTATTTAGTTACTATGATATATTTTTTATATATATTTATAATATACCTATTGTGAAACTTACTAATAAGTGTTATAATAATACTATGGAAAACTTAAATAGTAATCTACAGAGTAACTACATAGAGTCTTACATCAACCTTGAAGCCTTGTTGTCTCAACAGATAGAGCTACAGTGTAATGATGACTTCTTATCCTTTGTACGTTTGGTCGCCCCTACTATTGTGTCTGACTTTAAGATGGGAAGACACATAGAAATAATATCAGAGAAACTACAACAGGTAGAAAGTGGTGAAATAAAAAGACTGATGGTCTTCCTACCACCACGTTCATCAAAGTCTGTTGTCTGTTCCAAACTATTCCCTGCATGGTACATAGGTAGAAACCCCAAACACGAACTATTAACTATATCACATAGTGATCAGCTTGCCAGTGACTTTGGTAGGTCTGTCAGAGATATTGTTAATATGGAAATGTTTCAAAAGGTATTTCGTGGTGTGGCACTTCGTAGTGATGTACGAGCAGCAGGTAAGTGGAAGACAAACCATGAAGGAACATACTATGCGGCTGGTGTTAGATCACAGATAGCAGGACGAGGAGCGCATGTAGCAATCCTAGATGATGCGATGTCTGAAGAAGATGCTATCTCCAGTGCAGGTAGAAGGTTTATCAAGGAGTGGTATCCTGCTGGTCTACGCACACGTATCATGCCTAATGGGTCTATTGTCATAATCAATACCAGATACCACTATGATGATCTGTGTGGCTGGCTCTTGAAACAACAAGAGAACATGCCAGACTATGAAACAATACCCTGGGATGTTGTTAAGATACCTGCATGGCTTGATGACGATGCATCAGAACTACTGGACTTACCTGTAGGTTCTAGCTATTTCCCTGAGTGGAAACCAGATCATGTCTTGAAAGTAGACGAGAATGAAATCAAAGCATCAAACGGTAGCCGCTACTGGAACGCTCTTTACATGCAAGACCCCACACCTGAAGAGGGTGGCCTCATAAAAAAGAAGTGGTTACAGAACTGGGAGTATGATGAACCACCCACATGTGACTTTGTAATACAAACATTTGATACAGCCTTCTCTACGTCTAACACAGCAGACTACAGTGTTATACAGACATGGGGTATCTTTCACCTATATGATCAAGACGAAGACGGGTACGAGGACTATGCATCTAATCTTATATTGCTTGGGAATATCAAAGGTAGATTTGAATATCCTGAACTAAGGCGGCTCTCACAGAAACTATACAATCAGCATAAGCCTGACCTGTGTATGGTAGAAAAGAAAGCCAGTGGCCAGTCTCTCATACAGGACTTACGTAGGTCTGGCTTACCTGTGTTAGAATACAACCCAGACAGAGATAAGGTATCCAGGGTCTACGCTGCTACACCCATGATGGAGTCAGGTAGGGTATGGATACCAATGAACAAGAAGTGGGCAGATGATCTCATAGAGGAGCTTATACGGTTTCCTAATGCGGCCCATGATGACCAAGTGGATGCCTTAACAATGGCTGTTCACTACATGAAAGAGTCCTGGCATCTTACCCATCCCGATGATCCTGACTACGAAGAAGCACCCCGTAGTAAGAGAGCAACCTACTGGAATGTATAAAGTCATTTGTGAGAATGACAAAACTATGGTATAATAGAAGCAAGGTTTAAACTTGGGGAATCACTATGGCAAATGATTATATGGCAAAGTTAGCGGCTGACCTAGATGGCATGACTATGGGTGGTCTAGCTTCTAAGGGTCGCTATGGCGATACCATGATAGCACACATCAATCCTCAAGAAGCAGAGATGCTCATGGAAGAAGGTGGCTCTGGTACAATCAATCCTGTAACTGGTCTTCCTGAGTTTTATGATATGGGATTTGGATCATATAGTGATGCTGAAGAATCAGCAGCAGCAGATGCAGCAGAGGCAGCAGCAGATCAAGCAATGGCAGATGCAGCAGATGCAGCAGAAGACCAAGAATTTGGTGAAACTTTTACTGCAATTCAAGATGCAGCAAGAATAGCAGAAAGAGATCAAGAAGACCAAGAATTTGGTGATACCTTTAGAGGTTTTTCTGATGAAGGACTAGGTGGTCCTGATGTAGAAGATGATCTTACTCTTGAAGCTTTTAGTCTTCAAGCTAGAGTACAAGATCAAGTAGCTGACTATAATAAAAATGGTTTTCCTACTCCAGAAGAACAATACTTATATACTCAATTTAAAAATCAAGGAATGACAAACCAAGAAGCTACAGTAGCAACAGCACAATCAGTATCTACTCCTGGTGGTAGACAAGCAATGGAAGATGGTTTCTATGGCGGTTATAGTTATGGTGGTATGTTAGGTACTGTACAAAATGCTATTCAAGAATACAACGATGCCTTTAATGCTAGGGCGCAAGCATTTGCTAAAAAGAAAGGCGAAGAAAGAGATAAACAAGATGCAGAAATAGATGACTTTACAGGTATACCAGATACTGAAGAGGAACCAGGATTCTTTGATAATCTAATTGATAGTTTAAATCTTGATAGTTTAAATCCTTTCTCAAGAGATGAAGAAAGGGACCAAGACCTTGCACAAGCATATGCAGAATATGGGGGAAGCTTTACTCCAACTACTGATACTGAAAAAATGGTAGGTTTTGGTCTTGGTATGTTTGGTCCTGGTATTGGAGCATCTAATTTAATTGGTGGATTAACAGGAAGTAATGTACTTGGTACAATAACAACACCAACTGGAGCTACACTTAATCTTACTGAAAGTGGTAATGTTTATGATGCTTTTATGCCAGATGCTCCTGATAGTGGTAATGAACCTGCTATAACAAAGAAAAGAAAAGAAGCTACAAAAAAAACTGACGATGAAGAAGATAAAGAAGAAGAAGTAGATAAGCCATACTTTCCTAGAAATCTTTTACCGTTTACTCCTTCGGAAGAACAAACAATAACAAATATATATGGTCCTGATTCTTATCTTCTAAATCAAACTGGCTTGAGGACATTAGTATAATGGCAACAGAAAAAAATCCATATGATATGATTCCACAAGAAGGTGCAGAGATAGTACCTATCAACCAGGAAGATAATGATATACCTGCTACCTTTGAAGTAGCAGATGATGGTGGTGTTATTGTAGACCTCTCTGGTGCTACAGAGATGGAAGCAGATGAAGAAGTAGCTGAATGGTACGGCAACCTAGCTGAAGACATGAGTGAAGAAGAGCTAGAAGAAATTGCAGAGACTGTTCTTGAAAACTACGAAGCAGATAAAGATTCCCGTTCTGAGTGGGAAGCTATGTTTGAAAGAGGCTTTGAATTACTAGGTCTTAAACTACAGCAAGGCACAGAACCATTTGAAGGTGCATGTACAGCGGTTCACCCACTATTGATTGAGTCGGCTGTTAAGTTCCAATCAAAAGCTTCAGGTGAACTCTTTCCCTCCAATGGTCCTATCAAAGCACAAATACTAGGTGACTCAACCACAGAGAAAGAACAACAGGCCAACAGGGTTCAGAACTTTATGAACTATCAGCTTACGGAGCAGATGCCTGAATACTTTGAAGAGTTTGAGCGGATGCTATTCCATCTTCCACTGATTGGGTCTGCTTTTAAAAAGATGTACTATGATGCTACGGTTAAGCGTCCACGTTCAGAGTTTATTCCTATTGACCAGTTCTATGTGTCTTACTATGCTTCTGATCTATCCAATGCAGAACGCTACACACATGTAATCTATCGTAGTCTTGTAGAAATGAATAAAGATATCAATGCAGGTATCTACATGGATACAGAACTAGTAACACCATCTTCTAATCCTGTAACGGGCTTTAGTGAAAAGATGGATACAATTATTGGATTGTCTCCTGACTATGATAACGATCCACAATATGTTCTTCTTGAACAACACTGCTATCTAGACATCGAAGGAGAAGAAGAATCCTGCCCGTATATT